TAAATATCCTCTATTAGATTGTTGGATTTTCATGAATCCAACTAATGCTGCAAAAGAAACAAGTCTATCCACGTTTACTCCATCTGAATACTCTCTCATTTCTTTGATTAACATTGGATCTGGAATTCTCTCTATACCATAAATTGTTTTAACTACAGTACCATCAGGTTTTACTTCTTGATCTAGTTCTTCCTTGGTATATTCTATAGCATAACTTAGAAGGTGAGCTTTAAATAAAGTACCAGTATTCTTCCAACCATATTCCTGAAATACATTGTTATTTGATCCAAGATCTTTTAAGAACATAATTTGACTTTTGGGAACCAGATACTTTTGTTTTCTTCTTTGTATCATGTATTGGATAAACAATGAAATATTGTTTTCTACAAGTGCCCATGCATTATACCACTCTATTATTAACTCTAATTGCCTGTGTGTTTGATTTATATCATCATATCTACCACACCAGGCTGCTACTATTTTATCTTGTTCTATATATGTTTCTATCTCTGTACCAGTATGTCTTGCTACTTCAACTGGTGCTTTCATTACATATATGGAACATAGTGATTCTGAAGTTGTTGTTTTACCTTCACCAACGGGGTCAATAGAGGCATAGTACATACCAAATTTTATATCCTCAACCGGTCTTTCCCAAACAACTAAACATCCAGTTTTATCTTCTGTCTTTTTATTAACTGGAAATTCCATGATAGGCCTTTTATTACTTTTTGTAACTGATGGCTTACCTTCTAAGTCCGGAGATATATCTAGAAACTCATAAGCATATTCTTTTTCTTCTATCCTTCTTTCTTGTGCAGCAAGAAGATGTGGTGGGAATACAGATACTGTTCTATGTGCAAATGCTTCCCTAATATTTCTAGGGTGCTGAGAAATCCTTAACTGGTAATCTTCTGGAGCAAGTTCTTCTTTCCATTGTTTAAACTGTTTATCCAATGCTTCTAATGCATCTTCTACAAGTGAATTACCATAGTTATCTATGTGTGGTGGCATAGACCATTGTTCAGGAATAAACAAACCTGACAAACCAATAGTACCTTTATCATCTATTAAATCAGTTTCTACAGCATAAATATCTTTTGAAGTAGGATTCAGGATCATATCTTTCAGAGGATTACACTGAGATAAATCACCCACAGATCCTGCAGCTATAAACATACCTGTAGTAATTAAACCAGATCTCATTGCTGGTCTCATATACTCATATGTCTGATCCATCTTAGGAGCAATACCTCCCTCTTCATGAAAGAAGAACTTTACCGGACCCCCTACACCATTTGTTGGATCTTTCTCAAAGGACATACCTTGCATAGTTCCTTTGAGACCAACTTCATTCTTTCTATCTCCTTTCCTAACTTCTATCTTCTGTTGCCACATCATCACCTTGTGTGGAGTCATTGGTCTATACCAAGCAGTATGCTCATTTAAGAATGCAGCATATTCATCTAAGAATTTCCAAGAGCCTTTCTCATTTATATAGTCTTTAAGACTTGCTCCTATCTTCAATGTAACCCCAGCTTCAAACCAAATTTGATTTAAAAGCTTAGCCATATGAAAATAAGAAGAAGCTATCTGACGTTTCTTAAGAATAGCTACATGCTTGTAGTTGAGTTCTGCCAGTATTTCATAGAGGGCCATGTGATACTGGGCATCCCGTATTTTGGCAAAGTCAAAAATTTGTTGCTCCTTATCAAATATTGGTAAGAAGTTAAGCCACATGTAGTAGTCTCTTGTAAGATACCAGGTCTTATCTGCTGATTTGTAGATAACTCCTCTCCTACATCTGAGCTTTTGCTCATCCCAGTAATTGATAAAATCTTTGGATTTAAAAGGAGAGTCGCAGTAATATCCATTTTTTCTGAATCCTCTTGATTCAAAATTAAATAATAAGCTAGTGTCATCAAAGTTATATTTACCTGGTTCTTTAAATAAGTCTCTTACAAACTGTGCAAACTCTTCTCTTGAAGAAAAGTCTGTAACAGTCCAAGTGCCATTATCATAGGTTGGTATGTTTTCAAATATCTCCATTACTGATCATATGCCATTCCTATTCCACCCCTTACTCTACTGGATTGTTCTTCCTGTAGATCTTTATATGCACCCTTAAATGATGCTCTAATTGCTTCATAGTTTTTAGCAGCATTTACTAAAGCTGTAATATTACCATCGCGCCCGTGTGTGATAGGTGTAGTTTCCATATATCTACCTAATCTATCTAACATAGATGCAATTCCTTTATATGCTCTGGATGTAGGAGTTTCAAACATTCTCTGGCAGAACTGCAATCCTATGTATATGTCTTCATCTTCTGTAGAGAAGTCTGCTTCTATTTGCTCCAGAATTAAAGACTCTTTATCTAAATCCGGAGTATAAAAGAATGGGTTTAGATCTGGATTAGGACAAGTCATATAAAACAAGTACTGATATATCTTGATATAGTTATCAGGATAGTTATCCATAATTACTTTAAGAGCCTTTAGGGTATAGCAATGTTCTGTGGGAATTACTTTACCATTCTGTATGTCAAATAGTTTTACTATCATTTCTTTTTAATTTTATCTCTGTTATCATGTAAGTAGTGCATAATTGCAATTACCTCATCTTTTAAATATGGTATTTCCATTTGTACTACATCTTTAACTATAGGATCTCCATTATGATCATAACTAGTTAAAGGATATCCATGCCTATCTGTACCTTCTGTTTCAAATACTATATGATGAATAAATATTCTTCCCGGTTGTAATTTAGGATTGTGCTTTAGTATCATGTACATATAGATACTCAACTGCAAACAGTAGTGATTAAAGTTACAATCATCTAAACTAGATACAGGAGAGAGCATTTTATCAGATACTCCCTCCCAATCTTTGTAAGATTCAGTCTTAATCTCCTTATTAGTTTTATAGTCAATAATATTTACTTTACCATTAACAACTTCTACGAGATCTGACTGACCACAGATGCCTGCTGATTTAAGATAAACCATATGCTCTGGATACACGCCTGGTTCTAGTTTTTGTGATGGGGCTAACTTAATACCGTCATTTAAATCCGTTGGTTTAAACACAGGTACAGTTACACCTTCTCTTTCTATTGAAGCTAAAGAACATAAGTCAGCTTCTCTTTGGTTATGATAAAAGGTCCCAAGAGACATTGCTCTTTCTGATTCAGCATTCCAAATAGATACTATCTCTTTTGGAGTATAGCCATACCACTTAGATCTTTTATTCTTACAAACCTTCTTTGCTACTTTCTCAGCATCAAAAGGTATCTTAAAATGTGATACCAAAGTTGTTACACTTATCCAATTGATCTCTGATCCATCATTGCTTCTATAGCTATGATCCTTGGCATTGAATACTATACTCATAGTTTTTCCATTTGTTGTTCTTCTTCTTCAGTAGAAATTGCTTGCCATTTACCCAATGGACAGTCAGATGCTAATGATCTAGTTTTAAATCCAAGTGAGCAACCACATTCATTACAGCATGGAGCTGTTCCTTTTACTGCGCATTTTTTACCTTTGCTTGGACAACTATCACAGATATCATATCTAAGTCTAGATATTTCCTCTACTGTTTCATCTCTAATAACACTATTGGTTATCCCCTCTACTATCTGCTTGCGGTTTTCCCAAATTAGTTTTAGTGTATTTTTCATCTTTAAAGTTTTTTCTTTTTGTTAATTCTGTTTCTGCTTTATCATGAATTTTATTTAAAAGATCTAATTTTTCTTCTATACTTTTTTTATTATGATAAGCACCAAATGTAGAAGTGTCATGATCCTTTAAAACTTTTTCATAATGCGGGATTGCTTTTTTTACCTTTTGAATTTTAATTACAAAATGCCCTAGTCCATCTACATTAATTCTTAGATCTGTAAGGTTGCTTAATTTTTTTCTTAAAGTTTTATAATAAAATTCAATTAAATCTTCTGCTAAACCTTCTTGTATTTCAAACTCCTTAGTTAGTTCTTTGTATAACTTATTTGCTTTCTTGGGTGTCATTACTTAAAAATTTATAATCTAAAAGTATTATACCTTCTGTTTGAACTTTTAAATTAGGATTTAACATTATAAATTTTTTATTGTTAGGATCCTTAATAACAAGTTTATTTTTCTCAGCTTTATTTATACAATTTCTAACGGTTTGTGGAGATTTAAAAATCCAATCTTCTTCTGATGAAGCATCAAGACAAAAATTACTTAGCTCAATTGGTTGATTGAAACTAAGTAATGCAAGGCAGTTTAAGTCAGATTCACTTAATGATATTCTATTAATATATGAATATGTAAGAATCTGAAATTTAACAACATCCCATTTAGGCATTTTAACCTTTTTCTGAACTTGATTTACAAGTGCCATTAACCTCTCTTTAATTTTTTACTACCAGAAGGTGCTTGTTCTGTAAATGTAGTAGGTTCATTTTCATCATCTTCTGATGGTTGTGTAGCAGCCATCATTGTTGCATATTGCAATTGCATTGTAGCTCTTTTGTATCTTGCTTCTTCAACTTCAGTAAGTAGTTTCTCATACTTAGCTTGTGCTTCTAAATAAGGAACTGAACTTTCATAAAATTGTTTCATTTCCTCTCTTCTAGCTTCTAATTGTTCAGCAGATAATTGCTCATTCATTTGTTGGTTTTCCATGATATTATATTTAAAGTTTACACAAATATATATAAAATAAGTTTAAATAAAACAAGTTTAAATAAAAAATCCAGGCATACTAGATACCTGGATCACCTTACTTAGAGAAGATTAAGTAATATTATCTATTTTTAATTGTAAAATTTAATATGGTCAATAAGTAAAAGTTTCTTGAGATATCCATTTCAAATGTAAAGAAGTCTAATGATGATAGTCTAAGTCTAATCATTATCTTATCCCATTGCTTAGCAGATGATTTCCAAGAGTTTCTAAATTTCATATTATAGGTTTTTTAACATTTGTATT